CTGCGCTTCGTCTATACCCCACTTAACCACTACTTTGTTATCAGGTAGTTGTTTGCTTTCGGGTATAACAGTCGTCACTTTCTGCGGATTACGCAGTCGCAAAAGCAACGCTTTGTTATCTATAATTTCCATGTGTCCTCCTAAAGCCCCGCTTCGTCCACAGATGGGGCTAGGTCTGCTATGAAGGGTCTTTCGCTCCCCTGAACTAGCCTGATTTTTGTACTCTGCAACTGGAGGGTGCTTCGTACGTGGTTTAAAGACGCATCAGGTTCAGCGTCTGGTAGGCTTCTTCTGTCTCGCAACGGGTGCCTTCTTAAGGTTACGGCTACGGTTTTTACTTCGACTTTCTACCTTCACACCGTCTTTGTTGCTACCACCTCTCGCCAGTGGCTTGTTATGGCTAACGTCCTTGCCTTCTCGCTTGTCCGCTTTGCCGTTGTTATTCGCATCTTTACCTGTCTTATCCATTGCACGTCGGGCACGTTGCCGTTCCATCCGACGTTTGAACTCTGGACTATCGACTGGTTTGTTTACTTGTTTCTTTCTGTCTGCTTTGTTTTTGTAAGGCATTTAATTTTCCTGCGGTAGGTGGTACTTAATCATTTGATGGTTTTCTAGATATGGGCGCTCAGTTACCGCCTCAACCGTCATAGGGTGTCCTACTTTCGTTTGGTAACGTAAAGCACTTTCCAGAGCATCGATTTTATGTGTCCAGTACCCATCTACCAACCCAGTTTCTGTATCTACAACTAAATATGATTCTTTCACTACCCTCTCCCGTTGTGCGGACACTCAAGCACCACGCAATGTGCTTTGCATAACCCGCTGGGGTTAGCGTTCCACGTATCATTCTCGAAGGCTGACTCCATACTAGTGTAGTCACCTAACCATTTACCCCATAGGTCACCCTGACCCGCTAGAGTATACGTATCTTTTACTAACTCGTTTGACACAACAAACATCAACCCACCCCGTACCTCTGTGATATTGGGGAAGTGTTTGAATGCCGCCAGTGCCATCAACTCAAGCTGCCCTTTGTCAGCATAGCGAGCGTTCTTACCAGTTTTATAATCTATCACCCAAGCTAACTCACTCTCTTCATCAAGGATTACCAAGTCTGCAATACCGCGAAACCACACGTTATCCGCAAAAAAGTCGCAGGGTTCCAAGTTTTCGGTAAGCCCCATTTTATATTCGCATAACTTCTTACCACGTTTAGCGTTAAGCGCATCCAACCCGGCCTTGGCGTAGTTGAACTGTGGTGGTAGCGGTACGTTATCCCGTACGTATTTCTCGGCTGCTTCATGGAACGCGGTGCCGTAATACATGGCTTCCGTCTCAGGCTCGGAATAATCCTTAGCAACCTTCAAGTGGTAAAACTTCTTAGGGCATTGCTCGAATGCTTTTATCTTACTGAACGACCAAGGTGCTATGCTCATCACTCTTCCTCGGGCAGGAAATCATCTATTTCGATCAACGCATGGATGACTGCTACTAGTTCTGACTTACGCAGACTGATTGACTCCAGTACTGGTGGCTCTTTCGTGCAATCTAAGTGGTGGATCAGAGTCTTAATTTCACCGTCTTTTTTATGCACGGCTACTGACACAATCTCTTCACCTGTTTCTGCCATCCCCACCAAGGCTGCTATCTCGTTATCTAGTGGTTCCCTATGTTCTTCTCGTAGGCGTAATTGCTCTTTATATTCTTCTAAATCAACAACTTGACTCATTCACAATCTCCGTAGGACTTGGCAACACCAGATTCACAGTTGATTGGTAGCCCGTTAGCCCAATAAGGTGTCCAACGCATACACTCTTCAATGTATCGCTGGGCTTCTGCAACTTCGTCCTCGGGGACACAACACACAACGGAGTCATGAACCGTCAAAACAACACGATATTTTTTAGCAATTTTTAGCATCTGTTCGCCTATTATGCAACGAGCCACCGCTTGACATACGTTCTCTATAACCTTCCCACCGTATATCCGGTTTCGGCCTCGACGTACCTTGTAGGTATACTCCATACCTTTCTCGCCTTGCTCACCTTTTATATCGTGGTAGTACATCAACAAGCCAGATGGTAATTTGATTGCGTTCTGTTCAGGCAACACTTCCAACACATCACCGATACCCAACTGGGTTTTATTATTCATAGTCATGTTTTCTATGGTGTATGAGGCGTCTTTCCACAACCTAGTTATGTGAAAATTTGTTTCTCTGTAGATGTTTATGACGCGGCGAGCTTCGTCTAGCTCTATGTCAAACCCAAACGATTGTAATTGGTCTTTGAAACGTACGGCTCCCATACCGTAACCAGCACCCAGAATGGTAGTTTTACCGACGAACCGCTGGTCTTTGGTCACATCTTCTTCTCGGTTGACGCCATATATCGACATCGCCATCTTCTTATACACGTCATCACCAACATGGAATGCTTGGGTTAGGTCGTCCTGCCCTGCTAACCATGACAATACGCGTGCTTCAATCTGACTTGAGTCGCAGTCAATCAGCATGTACCCATCAGGAGCAACCATACTTTTCTTGAGTTTCTTACCGTTTGGCCCACGGCTAGGCAGATTCTGGAGGTTGATCTTGTCAGCGCCACCCCAGCGTCCAGTATGTGCCGCATAGTATTTAACTGGTACAGGCAGCAACCCTCGCTTGGCTATGTCAATAAACCGTTGCGTCCGTGTTTCTTCTAAGGTGCTTTTGTTGCCAAGTCTGGCGTTAACAAGTGTCTGTATCCGCACGTCTTCGTGCTCTAACAACGCCTTGAATGCTTCATCCGTTTTGGCGAACGCGTATGTTTCTTTACCTGTGGTAGGACTTATCTTGGTTGGCGCAATAACGCCTAGCCCCCCAAGTAATTCGGCAAACTTGGGGTTACTCATCAAATCTTTCTTATCTACACCGGCATCCAGTAACAACTTATCCTTAATATCTTTGGTGTCTTCTAGATGCTGTTCCAGTAGTCCTAAATCTAGATCTAGCATAGGTTCGATAAACATGCGGAGGGTAAGATCTATAATCTTTAACTCTTGACGTGGGAATTTCTTACCCATTACACCAAATAACTTATAGGTAAGTTCCACATCGTTGATACAGTAATCGCCGTATCGACTCAACTCTGCCTCATTGAAATCCAACCGCTGTTTACCTATGGCACTTAAAACTTCGGTGCCTTTATCTCCGAGGTTATACCGTTCGGCCATCGCCTTGAGGCTTCCCCCAGCCTCCACCCCGTGAAGAGCACGACCAATGCACAAAGTGTCAGCCCACACCCTAGGATGAATATCAAATATCCAAGACAATATAGCACCATCAAACATGGTGTTATGAGCCAATACCATAGAGTTTCGCCAATCAAATTCCGTAAAATATTGCTTAAGCTGTTCATGTGTTCCACTCGCCCATTCGGTAGCTCCGTTGTTTACTTTTATAGCTACGCCGATCACTTCAAATCTAGGGTCACGTACGTACGCTTCTGTTGTCATCTTACTCAACGAAAACTCTTTGTCGTAGTATGTCTCGAAATCTACCGTTATGAGATCCATAATTTATCCAGTAACAAGTTATCTGCAAAACCGTTAATTACCAAAGTCCACATTGTCAATAGTGTTAAATTTGGACTTTTTGGACTTTCTAAAAATCAGTAGGGGCCTCGCACCCCTCCGGTGTCAGTTATACTTCCTGTTTAGGCGGGCTTTAACACACTAGAAAGTTCACGCCATCTGAATTATTGTAGGTTGGCAATCTCACCACCGCACGCAAAGTACCCTGCACCATCAACCCAGTTGTCGATATGGTTAGGGTTCTGCTTGATTCTCGCTACCTTGAGCAAGGCCATCATAACTGCTACATCGTGAGCTTTGACGGGTGTGCCTAAGTGCACTGACCAGTATTGAGCAATACGTGTAAAGTTATCCTCTGCATCGCCATGATCTGATTGTCTGTCTTTAGTTATGTAGGCTTTCGCTATATCTAACAGGTTGCCTCTCGTTGCCAATGGCTGCGGCGGTATATCGTTATGTTCCTCATAACTTGTTTGTACCTCTGCACTTACTCCGGTAGACGGTACCAATACCGACGTTGCCGCTGCTGTCGATTCCGCTGCAATCTCTGCTTTAGCATCCCTATACTCTGCTGCTTTAACTTGTTTACGTACTAAGTGCGCGTAGCTGGGACTACAATTAGCTTTCTCAGCCACCAAGCGTACACCCCAACTAGGGTATTTTGCCATTATATCAAGTACCTTCCTTCTCTTATTCACATCCTTCTCCTAGAAATCGAACTCATATTGATTAGGGTCATTGGACTTGGCCCCCAGTAGGAACATTACATCCGTCCAGTTATCCTCGTTTATCACGACGGCAACACCACCCACTGCGGCGATGTCATCGAGATTCTTTTGCTGTAAAGCTGTTGGTGTGTTCTTCCCAGCCTTACATTCAATTCCAAAAAACTTACCGTTGTAGCACCCAACAATGTCCGGTACACCGCTCTTACCGTACCCGCCTGTTGCAGGAAAGAAGTAGTAGGCACCGATCAATTTAAGCTGCTCGGTTACCTTGCGTTTCACTTTAGCTTCGGGGGTCATGCGTTCTCCTTGGGAACTGGTATCGAAGTGTTGCAGAAATCAAAAGTGTTGCAGAAATCAAATGTTAGGGAACTCCCTAACAATCTATTCATCCTCTAGTTTTTGCTCGATCAATTTAAACAATCGATCAATGTTGCTGCTGATGTCTTCAAGACTACGTGCCATGTTCTCCACAGCACGCACCACGTTTTCAGTCTGTTCATCGTTCATTGGTAGTCCTCATTGATAAACCCAAAACGTATTCTCGCTGATACGTTTACCTATACCCTCAACAGGCACGGTCGGTGGGTCAGTAGAAGTCATCATCAGTAGGGCAACCTTCTCTTGCATCCACTGCGGCAACTTCTCTAACCCACTATACGTGTCTTCCACATCACTGTCAAGACAATACATTCCAATACATTGCACTCTCACACAGTTTTTTCCATCGTCTACCATGACACGGTACATTGTGTCATACCCACCATCACTGGTTGACATAAAACACTCCGTCGTTCATGCGGATGCCTACACCGTCCACGTACTCATCCAGCTCACACATCATTAACACAGACAACTTACCGGATAAGTGTTCAGGTAACGTATCGGCAGTATATCGTTCTGCTGGTTCGGTAGAGACTTTGTAGTCCCAAGTATTATGCGCGTTCTCAAGGAACGTCACATCAAACATCTGTTGATCGTTAAGCATGTAGGCACGCACAAAGAACATGTGGACTTCGGATGTCTGTAATGCGTACTCATCAACCTCATTCAGGAACGCTGCTACCTTACTACCGAAATCGGCATCAACAAACTGATACCCACTGGCAACTACCGCACGTAGTTCGACTTGCAGTTGATTGTGTTGGGTGACTGCTGTTTGCGCGTTCTCGACTTTCTCTTGGTTCTCACGGTTCGTATCACGCACTTTACGTACAACGGGGTAGGCAAAACAATCGTTCAGCTCTTTGGGTGTGTACGGTCGTAGATGTGACAGCGCATTCTTTATCGCACGCTTGGGGTTGGTACTCATCAGCATGTGGTGTTGGTCGTTATGGCTGCTGTACTTGTCGTTCCTAATGGTGTGAGAATACACCGCGATAGTCTTGTACGTACCTTCTCCCTCAATACGGTAGTCGTTGTATCCAACCCAACCCAGCGCATACAGATCGTTCGGGAGATATACATACAAACTTTGTTCGTTATTACCGCGAGGCGAGAACTTACATGTCGGTAACTTCTTTGCCAGTGCCTCAAGGAACGTAGCGAACGCACCCTCGCCTTCCCTTTTATGGTGGGCAATATAATCATTGATATTGGTCGGCGCTACAGACCCTGTTTCTACCGCTTCTAGTTCTGAAACTAACTTTCTTTTTGCACTCATGTCGTCCTCCTACAGACTTAGTTAACTTGCTAATCCTACTGCTACTCCAACAATCCCATGATTCATTATCACAACCATGTCTTTACAGGTCATGGGTAACGTATCTTCATGGGGGTGTGTTTGCGTACGGTGCTTACTGGTTGTCACCGTAATCTTCTCGATGTTCTCATACCACGTACCGTCCTCCCAAATGAATAGCGGGA